CCTGCATGGGAAGGTTGGTTCAAGGTTGGCATGGCTCTAGATGCATACGATAGGTGTGCAGGGTATCAGACCTCTTCCCCTTTTAGAGATTATAAGGTAGAATACTGTAAGTATTTTACAGATAGAAGAAAAGCTGAACAGAACATACACACTAAATTAGCTGAACAAAAAATAGAAAGTCGAGGCGAGTGGTTTCGAGGATCGCTCACTAATATAAAATCTGTTATCCAACAACATTAATATGCGCTAAAAACTGTAGAATTATTACACTTTATAGCGCATAGAACTGCAAACCACGAACAGGAAAATCACGATGGAATTAAATACACTAGTACCCGACATCTACAAACACTTAGAATCTTTATCAGATGGCATACCTCTGCCTCTAACTGAAGCTGAGATAGATAAGACAGTAGCTGACATGAAGGTAGCTTTAATGTCTTGGGCAACACCCAGAGAACGTAACAGAGACTTCACTCTGCGTATGTCTAACATTGGGAAGCCATCTCGCCAGTTGTGGTACGAGAAGCGTGACGAGAAGGGCCGTGGTGGTATTGATGGTGCAACACAGATCAAGTTTCTGTACGGTCACTTGCTTGAAGAGATTGTGTTGATGCTTGTACGCATGGCCGGACACAAAGTAACAGACGAGCAGAAAGAAGTTACAGTTGATGGGATCGTTGGACACATGGACTGCAAGATCAATGGCGAGGTTGTCGATGTTAAGACTGCTTCGCGCTTTGCGTTCAACAAGTTCAGGGAAGGTCGCTTGGCACAAGACGATCCGTTTGGTTACATGGGTCAGCTTGCAGGGTATGAAGAAGCAGAAGGCACGGATAAGGGTGGCTTCTTGGTGTTGAACAAAGAGAGCGGTGAGTTGTGCATGTACGTGCCTGACGATCTAGATAAGCCAAACATTAAGTCAACAATCAGCAAGCTTATTCCTTCTCTTAAACTAGACACGCCTCCTGCTCTTTGCTATGATCTAGTAGCAGACGGCAAGAAAGGAAACATAAAGTTGCCGAAGGGTTGTAGTTGGTGTAAGTATAAGTATCAGTGCCATCAAGATGCTAATGATGGTGATGGGTTAAGAACCTTTAGATACTCTAATGGATTAACATACTTGACAACAGTTGTGGTCGAGCCAAAAGTAGAGGAACTACTATGAACAGGAAGAAGTCTAAACGCATTAAGTCTCAGTCAGCCGCTATCATTGTTGAGTGGTTTGGTTCTCTGTTAGACAAAGAGGAGAGCAGTAAGATCAATGTAAAAAACTACATGTCTTTCATGCCTGAACAGACACACTACATGGCGGGACGCACAATGTTTTTAAACGCCTATCATCCTAAGTGGATCGCCAAGACAATCAAACAACTCTTGCGTGACTCTCCAAAGCTCTCTATCGAAACAATTACTTTGGAGGATATACAATGGAAGAGGAGATAATTACTATTGAGGATATGATTATTAATGTAGGTAGCTTTCTTCACAGTACCTCTGGTTCTGTTACTGATATAGATGGACAGTTTCTTAAAGACTTTCGGCTCCTCATAGACGCAGAGTTAGAAAGGCGGGAGGCACAGATCCATTGACTTACGTTAAAAAGGGACACCGTAAACCTAGAGCAGTGCGGCCTAAGACTCCTAATCTTGTTGAGGGCTACGATTCTAACTGGGAGTACGAGTTACATACAGGCATCCTAGATAATTGGAGCTTCCATACTGACAAGGTTTCGTATACCATTGATCATAATTATCACCCAGACTTCTTGCGCGAGATTGACGGCAAGAAGATTTTACTTGAAGCCAAGGGACGGTTTTGGGATTACGCGGAGTACAACAAGTACATCTGGATAAGCAAGGTATTACCTGAAGACACGGAGCTAGTCTTTCTGTTTGCTAATCCAAGCGCACCAATGCCTCAAGCCACAAGGCGCAAGGACGGAACTAAAAGAAGCCACGGTGAGTGGGCAAGTAAGAATAACTTTAGGTGGTTTAGCGAGGACAGTATCCCAGACAGTTGGATCAATGTGAAAAACAAAGAGACTTTCGACTGATGGACGAATCCAACCGCAAAGATGAGAGGCGCGATAGTTTTCTCAGGAAGAAGAAGTTTAAAAAGATACAAGGTTCTTCCAAGTTAAAAGAAACTAGACGCAAAGAAAACAAAAACCTAACTAACGAGATGCCTTATGAACAAGAAACTAAATGATGTGGCTCCTAGCGAGTGGGACAGAGCAGCACGTAGCAACATCTCTCACGACATGGAGACAGAGAAAGGAAGACAAGCAGCGTGGGAACAGTTTGCTGAAGTAGGCTTAGAAGCTTGGGCAACACCTGCGGAGGAAGAGGCAGAAGAGATTAGCTTAGATGATTGCACTACGGAGCTTGATTGGGATGACGATAAGACATATTCAGAAGTCTATAAAAAGCTAGTAGCTCAAGAGCAGGAAGAAAAAGAAGATTTAATTAACAGACCTTCGCACTACAACACAGGCAACATAGAATGTATAATGGCAATAGAAGAGTCTATGTCTTCTGAGTCTTACAGAGGTTATCTAAAAGGCAATGTCCTAAAGTACCTGTGGCGTTATCAGTACAAGGGCAACCCCAAGCAGGATATAGACAAGGCTATGTGGTATTTAAATCAGCTATCTAATGAAGTAGAATTAGACAGCATTAACTTAGAGGAAGAATAATGGATCAGTACCAACAGTTTATACACAAGAGCCGCTATGCGCGTTGGATACCAGAGCATGGTCGCAGAGAGTCGTGGCACGAAACAGTCAACAGGTATGTGGACTTCTGGAAAGATCGTGAACAGATAGATGAGAAGGTAGCCTTAGAGTTATTTAATTCTATACACAATTTAGAAGTCATGCCGTCTATGCGTTGCATGATGACAGCAGGTAAGGCACTAGACAAAGACAATGTAGCAGGTTTTAACTGTAGTTACTTGCACATTGATTCGCCTCGTAGCTTTGATGAGTTGATGTATGTACTCATGTGTGGCACAGGCGTTGGCTTTAGCGTAGAGCGCAACTTCATTAACAAACTACCAGAGATCCCTGAAACATTCCATGAGACTGATAGCGTAATCATGGTAAGCGACAGCAAGATTGGTTGGGCATCAGCATTCCGCGAGTTAATTGCTATGCTGTATGCAGGTAAGATCCCTAAGTGGGATGTTAGTCGAGTGCGTGGTGCAGGTGAGAGACTCAAGACCTTTGGTGGTCGTGCTTCAGGCCCAGAGCCTTTGGTTGATCTGTTTAACTTTTGTATTGAGGTTTTTCTAAAAGCATATGGGCGCAAGCTAACATCTATTGATTGCCATGACATCGTTTGTAAGATTGCAGACATCGTGGTTGTTGGTGGCGTTAGACGTTCAGCACTCATAAGCTTATCTAATCTTTCTGATCAGCGCATGGCTAAAGCTAAGTCAGGTGACTGGTGGAGGAACGAAGGACACAGAGCGTTGGCTAACAACAGCGTAGCATATACTGAGAAGCCAGACTTTCAGGCGTTCTTATCAGAGATGCAGAACATGTATGAGTCTAAAGCAGGTGAGCGTGGTATCTTTAGTAGAGTTGCAGCGCAGAAGATTGCAGGACGTAACGGTAGGCGTGATGCTGATCAGGACTTCGGAACTAATCCTTGCAGTGAAATCGTGTTACGTTCTAACCAGTTTTGCAACCTCTCCGAAGTTGTTATCCGCGAAGACGATACTCTCTCTTCCTTGAAGAAGAAGGTTGAGACTGCTGCAATTATTGGCACACTCCAAGCAACACTCACTGACTTCCGATACTTGCGTAGCATTTGGAAGAAGAACACTGAAGAAGAAGCATTGCTTGGCTTGAGCATGACAGGGATTATGGATCATCCGATCCTTGGGTATTCTTCTGACAAAACAAAAGAATGGCTAGAGGAGCTAAAGGACGTTGCTATTAAGACAAATAAAGCGTGGGCTGAGAAGCTTGGGATTAGCCAGTCTGTCGCTATTACATGTGTCAAGCCGTCTGGTACTGTGTCTCAGCTTGTTGACTCTGCTAGTGGTATACACCCTAGGTTCTCTAAGCATTATATTCGCAGAGTACGTAGCGATAAGAAAGACCCGCTTGCAGTCTTCATGGAAAATAAAGGATTTCCTGTAGAGCAGGACGTTATGTCTCCCGCTTCTTCAGTCTTTAGTTTCCCTGTCAAGGCTCCTGATCGTTCTGTTACTGTTGCAGAAGTAGGTGCAATGCAACAGCTAGAGCTTTGGAAAACCTACCAGAATCATTGGTGTGAACATAAACCAAGCATAACAGTTTATTACACAGACGATGAGTTCCTCCAAGTAGCGCAGTGGATATGGGATAACTTTGAGATCTGCTCCGGTATTAGTTTGTTGCCAGTCAGTGACCATATTTATCAGCAAGCTCCGTATGAGGACATTAGTGTCGAGAAGTATGATGAGTTGTTAGCTGCCATGCCTCAAGGCGTTAGTTGGGAAGACTTAGAAAACTTTGAAATGGAAGACAACACTACAGGATCACAAGAGTTAGCGTGTACTGGTGGCGCATGTGAGATCGTTTAAACAAGGCAAGGAAGCCAACATCATAGGTTTTAAAGTCTTAATAAACTGTGAAGGAGTTGTCGTGACAGAAATGTCCGGCATCTCCTACGAAGATTTAAGCACAGTCTTTAAGGATGAAGAATTGTCTATTATAAGAAACATTGTACAACTTACGAAACAAAAACTAGAACCTATTCATGCGTACCTAGAAGCAGAGCTTAGTGCTTTGAACCATCAGTCATCATGAGACAGTTAATCTTTTCACTGATAGTACAGGTAAATGGCGAAGTAGATCCCACAGCAACAAGCTACTGGGAAAGCTTAGAAAGGTGTAGGTGGTTTGCTGAGAAGCTAACTATCCAAGGTACGCGAAGAACGTACCATACACCTGTCATGGCCTACTGTGTTCCCAAGTACGTTAACCCTAAGACCGCACTCATCCATACTTGATTTACTTTTTAGACTTAGCTCCTGAACATTTCCAACGCTTGCGCGATAAGTTGTTGGGAGTGTTCGGATCATTTTGTTTCTTCTTAGACAAACCCTTCTTGATTCCTAAACTTCTGGCACAATAGCTATCACCCTTTGAAGTCCCTGTTCTAACTCTAGAGCCGCCATCCTTTGCCTTTCCTGCTTGACCATAGCTAACCTTCTTGCCACTAGCTGTGACTTTTACTTTAGCTTTACCTTTTCTGGGAGTTGCCATATCTAGACCCTATATGTTTTGGTTTTCTTTGCAATCTTTTTAGGCTGTGCGCTGTGTTGTTTGCCTGCCTTTGTGTCTTTCTTTTTCTTTGCTGTGGTTGCTGCATACTGAGCAGGTGTCAAAGCCTTTATAGCTTTCTTAGGCAGATAACGCTCTCCGGTTTTAGCACTAGGCTTTCCAGACTTTGTAGTCCAGTCTTGCCCTGTCCATTTCTTTAAAGACTTCTGAGATTTTTTAAGAGCCATTACTTCTTTGCCATTGCTTGAGCTTTCTTAGACAAGTCTTTAAAATGAAATAACTTTACACTCGTCTTAGTGTGTGACTTGTTAGTGTGCAAAGTACCATCAGCCATTTTGTGGCTAGACCCTGTGTGTTCAGTTCCATCTCTCTTATAATGTTTAACACCTTTCATTTGTAACCTCCTCCTGCTGCTTTGTATTGTTTGGCAAGCATCTGAGCTTTACGTGCGCTCCACTGCCCTGCTTTGCCACCACTTGTTCCTGCTTTGATTTTATTAAATAATCTTTTACGCATAGCAGGCTTCGTGTAATTCCCTGCTTCGTTTACTTTTGATTTTGCTTTTTTCTTTTCTGCCATTAGATAACTCCAAAAAATATAAAGGCTATGTACATTGTTAGTGGCAACACCACAAGACCGCCTGTTCCCCACAAGAGGATTGTCCAGAATAGTGTAATGTTCTTTGCTCTTTTGTGTTTACGCATACGTTCTTCTTTATCTCTAGCTCGTTTACATTCAGCCTGAAACTGCAACCAATCCTTATACATGTCTGCCCGTCCCGCATAGATCATATATTCTTTGAGCCATTCTTCTTGCTCTTTGATTTTTTCAAGCTCCATAAAACATTGCAGTTCTTCTTTGCCTCCACCCTTCTGAGCCTTCTTAACAATAACTGACTTGTTGTCAAAGTACTGCGTGGCTTGAGCCGACACATCGTATAGTTCTTTACCGTTGGACAGTGCGCTCTTTATAATATTAAACGCTGCGTTAGCTGCCGCTATCTCAGCAAGCATTACCTTTCCCTCTGAACGCCTTTGACCTTCTCTGCTGTACGCATGGCCCCAAGACCTAACATTCCCATAAGCACACTTGTAAGAAGTGAGCTATCAACGGGAGGTACGACAACCCAGATGCCAATAATAGGTGCTAAAATTGTAGAGTACATTAAAGCGAATCCGCAGATCCATCCAAT